TCCATTATACCAGAATTTCAAGAAAAGATAGACCTACTTAAACTTAATTCTTGCTTTAATATAAACAGGGATGTTATCGTTAATGAAATATCTGGTTCTGAAATTATATTTAAAGGCATTAAGACTTCAAGTGGCGACCAGACTGCAAATCTTAAATCACTACAAGGTGTTAGCTGCTGGGTGTTAGATGAAGCAGAAGAACTAACTGATGAAACTATTTTTGATAAAATTAACTTATCTATTAGGCAAAAAGGTGTTCAGAATAGGGTTATATTAATACTTAATCCAGCGACTAAAGAGCATTGGATTTACAAACGTTTCTTTGAGCGTGCAGGCGTTCCAGATGGCTTTAATGGCATCAAAGATAATGTTACATACATACATACAACATACGAAGATAACGCTGATAATTTAGATGAGAGTTTTTTAAGTGAAATAGCTTATATTAAACAGTCAAATCCACAAAAATATAAACACGTTATATTAGGTGGTTGGCTTGACAAAGCAGAGGGTGTCGTTATTACGAATTGGAAGTATGGTAAGTTTAACCCAAACAATCTACAAACATCATTCGGTCAAGATTTTGGGTTTAGTATCGACCCAACTACATTGGTAGAGGTTGCAATTGATAAAAAGAAAAAACAAATCTACGTCAAGGAACATCTTTATAAGCCTAAATTAACCACTTCTGAAATAGCAGCTATAAATATCAATAACGCAGGCAATAAACTTATTATTGCTGATAGTGCAGAGCCACGATTAATAGCAGAATTGTCAAGCAAAGGGTGTAAGATAGTTGCTACTCGCAAAGGTGCTGGAAGCATAAGTGCAGGAATTGCTATCATGCAAGACTATGAAATTATAGTTGATGAAAATAGCACAAACATAGTCAAGGAATTTAACAACTATATTTACGCTGATAAAGGTAGTAAGCTATACGTAGATAATTATAACCACATCATAGATGCAATTAGATACAATGTATATTACCATTTGTCTGGTGGTGGTGCTATTGAAATACGTTAACAAAATAAAACAAAAATAGTTTATAAATTATGAAGATTAGAGTACCAGAAAATATTTCAGATATAACATTAGAGCAATACCAACGTTACCACAAGTTGAGCGAGCGCAAAGATATTGACGAACTTAATTTTAATAAGCGTTTAGTTGAGATATTCTGCGGTATATCTTACCACGATTCATCGAAGATTAATGCTAAAGATTACCTTGAGATTATAGAGATGGTTAAGGTTGCTATTGGTCAAGATTCTGACTTTGTGCAACGCTTTGAAATGAATGGGTTGGAGTTCGGATTTATACCAAACTTAAACGACATGACGTTTGATGAGTATAGAGCCTTATCTAACTTCGGCGTTGAAGTAGATAATTTACACTTACTTATGAGTGTCTTGTTTAGACCTGTAACAAACACAGATGCGTTTGGAAATTATAGTATTATGCCATACACAGGAATCAAAGAGTATTCTGACGTTATGAAGCAAACACCAATGAATGTGGTAAATGGTGCGCTTGTTTTTTTTTTGAATTTATCGAGAGAATTAAACAATCATATCCAGAAGTGTATAGCACAGGAACAAGTGAGGGTCAACAAGCGAGCGACTATTTCGGAAAATGGAATTGGTATGCCACTTGGTACGAGTTAGCAAAGGGTAAGATATGGAAAATGGAAAAGATAGGTAAGATGAACATTCACGAAATACACCTATTTTTAGCACATAAAATTGATAGGGCAAAGTTAAAGTCTAAATTAAGACAAGGAAAAAACGTTAAAGAATTATGAATCACTACACAGAGTTACTTTACTATATTAAGAAGTTATCCGAAGAAGATAGCTTTGTTAATACAGTTACACAAGGGGAATTTGAGCGTTTGGATTTAGACAAAGGTAATATATTTCCGTTAGTTCATATTCAGATTAATAGTGCAGGATTTACCAATGGTCAAGTAGTTTCTTTCAACGTTCAAATAGGATGCTTTGCAGTTAGAGATAAGACTTCTGAAACGGTTGAAGATAAGTTCGCGTTACAGGACAATGAGCTTGATAATATGAACGAAACTTTAGCAGTATTAAATAGGCTTTGGCTCAATATGTATCGTGATTTCGCAGACAATAACATTACTGCAAGCGAAAATCCAAGTTTAACACCGCATTATTTTGACTATAAGAATTTATTAGATGGGTGGATTTTAACGTTTGATGTCGAGATGCCAAATACAACTATAAGCCTATGTTAAAAGATGCTTTAGATGATTTTGGAAAGTATGTAGTTCAGCAGTCACGTAGCAACTTATCGAAGAATGATAAGAACGTGAGCAAGAATTTATACAATTCTATTAATTACGAAACTAAAGTAAACAAGAATAGTTTTGAGTTGACTATTAACATGGTTGATTATGGTAAGTTTATAGATAAGGGAGTTAAGGGCGTTAATAGTAGTGCTAAAGCACCAACCAGTCCGTTTAAGTACACAAACAAAATGCCACCAGCAAAGGTGTTTAGTGATTGGATTGTTAGAAAAGGATTTGCTCCTAGAAATGATAAAGGACAATTTCAAAGTAGAAAGAGTTTACAGTTTGCTATTGCAAGAAGTGTATTTTTAACAGGAATAAAAACAACTAACTTTTTTACGCAACCATTTGAGCGTGCTTTTAAAAGACTTCCAGACGATGTTGTCGAAGCTTATGGTTTAGAATTAGATAGTTTAATGGAAACAACAATATTATGATTAAAAGTTTATCGCCTCATTATATTACAACACCTTTCGAGAGTGTTATATTGGATGAAATATGTTTAAGATACAGGCTTCAAATATTTATTTGGTCTGGTTTAAAGCAAGATATCCCTACTGATGCAAAATATGAAATAACAATTAATAACGTTGAGCAGTCTGATGGGAATAGGGTTATAAACATATCCAGATTAATTAATGATTTTTTTGATTTCAAAGCTATAAATTCAGAAGACGGATTCACTAATTTAGAAAGTAGTACAAATCAAATCTGGGTTAAAACTCAAGTATTTTATACAGGACAAAATGGGATTGAAAGTGCAATACCAGAACATGAGAATACAAACATATGCGTTAAAGGTTATGGATATGGAATGTCTGGAGTTAATCCAGATGTCCCAGATAATAAAATACTGATGAATATAAACGACTACACAATGAAAGAGGGAGGTACTTTTATAGTTCCTATTGTGTTGGATGAAAGCGAGCCACCAGAACCACCATCAATAACAATTACAAGCGTTACAAATACACTTGATAATTTGTTTAGTGTTGTGTTTACTTCGGTAGGTAGTTATACTAATTTAACTGCTATTATATATCCAAATCTAGGTGGCGGATTACCAGACCCTTTGGAATTTATTACAATAGATGCAACATCGCCACAGGTAATTGAGCCATCTGTTGAAATAACATCTTACTCATCCTTAATATTAAGGGGATATGACATTACAACAAATCAATACATAGAAACAAGTTCATTTTTATTCCTACCCTTATGATAACAGTAACAGGACACCCAAGCGAAACAGAACAGACATTCTCAACACCTACAAGTTTTGATAGCAATGAATTAGTACGTTATTTAATTGTAAAGCAGAGTGATTTTTTAGGCGACGAGTATATTGATGTTGAATATAATAGCGAAACGATACGTATTTACATTGAAACGGAATGCAGATATACACCCGTAGAAGTTCATTTCCAAAATAAAGAGGGAGCACAACAAACATTGACATTCTTTAAGGCACGTACTGACCGTATGAATGTAGATAGTGAGCAGTTTGAAACTGATAGAGGTCAACCGTTATTAGGTAACCATCAATTTATCGACTACAACAAGAATGGTAAAAGTTCATTTAAAGTTAATAGTGGCTTTGTAGATGAGGTGTTAAACGATGCATTTAAGCAGCTGGTATTATCGGAGCGAGTATGGGTGTTAGATGGGGATTTGTTCGTTCCTGTAAACATTAAGGCAAGAACTTTAGAGTATAAGACACGACAAAAAGATAGGCTGATAAATTACGAGATTGAGTTTGAGTATTCTTACAATGAGATAAACAACGTTTAAGGATTCAATAAATTATATTAAAAAACCCATACATAAAATAACTTGTATGGGTTTTTCTTGCTATTAACTAATACTTAAAAATGACAATGCAATATAAACAAATTTATAACAACAACAAACAATTTTAGTTTAAAATATATGAAAACGTATGAAGCCGTATTTAACGAAGTAGAATCAGAGGGTGTATTTGGCATTTCTTTGGTTAACAAGCCAGCAATGGAGGGTATGTTTGTTGCTTTAAACGAGCATACAGAATTACAGTTAAAGACTGTTAACAAAGAGCAGCGCATTCTTCTTGGTTTAGTTTTAGAGCCGAACAAGCCTATTTATAGAAATCAGAATGGCGAGGAGTTTAATATAGTGTTTAATGAAGATACTATTAAGAATTTGTCCTACCATTTCTTTAAAACAAATAGCCAAAAGAATAGTACAATAGAACACGTAGACAGGATTGAGGGTGTGACGTTTGTTGAGAGTTGGTTAGTAGAAGATAGCAAACAAGATAAATCAGCATTATACGGGTTTAATTATCCTAAAGGTTCGTGGGTTGCAACTATGAAAATAGACAATGACGACATTTGGAATAATTTTGTAAAGACAGGAAAAGTGCAAGGCTTTAGTGTAGATGCTATGTTAGGCTTAAAAGAGATTAATTTAAAAACAGAGATAAATATGAGTAGTAAAATTTT